TGCATCCTGTCAGACACCTGCTCCATTACATGTGGTTCCATCGCACAGTACTGAATAGCAAACATCTTACATTGATGATACTGCTTAACCTCAGTTATCAAGTGACCGTATATATTCTGGTCATCCATAACTACCCACAGTTGCATTTGACGAGAGAGGATGAATGACAGTATATCGTCAGCGGTCGCTCTCCCCATCGTCCATTCTTCTGATACCTTCAGATACGGTAGAATCTGCGGGAGGATGGAGCAAACCATTCCCGGTGGTACTAATGACAGATCCATCATCTAGGCAGATACTTTTCTGCTTTGATTTGAGGAGACTGCCTCTTGCGTCCAGTTCTTTCTTGTCTAATCTTGTCCATCATTGCGTAGAGCTTTTCTGCCCCTGCCTTGCTTGATCCGTTCCCTATGTGGGAGACAACGTCTGCTGGTATAACAAACTCTCCATCAGCCAACCTAGCTGGCTGCTTGGTTCCTATCATAGCAGGTATGTCGTCACTCATCCCATCTCCGCGACCACTCAGGAAGTTACCGCCTCTATGTAGGCTTAGTAGACCTCCTTGAGCCGCTTTGTATGGAGTTCCTGCAGCATAACTGCTTGAGTATCTGATCTTCTCTCTACCGCTTGGATCTGCTTCTTGTTCAGAGGTATCTTCTTCGGAATAGGTGTAGGGGCGAATCATTGTTTCTGAGATTGGATTCACCCCGCTCCCGCTACTTGGAGGCATCATCTGCGCCAGACCTAGACCACCTAGAGCAAGATCCATTTTGTTATCCATTACATAATCACCAGCCTTTTGCAAAGGTGTTCTGTGTGCGGTGGAGTCTGCAATAGACTTCATCATAAGATCAGTTCCCGCCTCATTAACGGGACGAGAAAGGTTTGTAACGGATGGGTTTAAAGGCGCCTTGGCAGGGTTTGGCGCGCTTCCGACAACATTAAATGGGCTTGATTCGGGAACAACATTAGATGTATAGGCGTTGTTTGATTTTGAAACTGGAGTCTTGACCGCATCAGTAGAGATGGATGTGCCACGGTTCATTGGGCTAGCTTCAGGAGAAATGCTTCTAGGTATAGGCTTTGGCTCTGCTACAGAAAAAAGGTTTGGCTGTGCGGCTGGTGTCTCTGCTTGGAGAAGGATCTGTTGCTTTCCTTTAGCAAGACCTTCTTTAGATGCCCCTTCAACCCCTTCTTTGCCTGCTGTTTTAACCCCTTCCTTTGTTGCCTGCTTGAGACTCTGCTCTGCAACTAATGGGGCGGCTGTTGTTGCTAAAGTCCCACCTATTCCACCTGCGGCTGGAAGAGCCATAGTTCCCAATGTACCCAAGCCACCAGCGCCCGCTGATGCGCCTAAGCCACCAAGACCAGCGCCCCCTGATGCGCCCAAGCCACTTCCGACAGTTAGACCTGTGGTCCCAAGACCAGCGCCACCTACTCCGGTAGCACCAAGACCGCTTCCAACCGTTAGCCCTGTGCCGGTAGCTCCCAAAGATGATCCAGCAGCACCAAAAGCTGCTGGCAGGGTTGTTGCTAATGTTGGCACTGCTATCGCTGTTGCTCCTGCTGCTGTTGCTGCTGCCGCTGTTGCTGCCGCTGTTGCTGCTGCTGCTACTTGTGCAGCCGCTGCTCCCGCTATCGCTGCCGCCTGCATTGCTGCTACGGTTGTCCCCGCTGCCGCTGCTGCTGCTATGAAAGACATAATGGGTTTCCTTTATACTGTAAAAATTCTTGGTAACTGCCAATAGTCAATTCATCCTCAGCTTTTTCAACTTCAGTTTCTTCCGTCCCGCAAATTGTTGTCCATACAGTATCTTCATGCGTGAACCCAGCGCGTTTGATGCCAGCCGGTGACTCAAACATATCACCTGATTTCAGACGCTTCCAGCCGTCCTCAGTCAATACTGAAATGTCACCCTTGACGACAATATTTACCTGCTTGAATTTATGCATCTTGCCAATGATGATAGAGCCTTTTGGCGCTGTCATTTCACGGACGTAGACTTTATTACCGAAGCAATGGCGTAATGGGGCTTCAACTTGCGGCATCTGCTTTAATGCGGCTTCAATGACAAACAGCTTTTCGATCATGTCTCCGCTCATCGCGCTCATAGTGGCAGTAAATTCTACCATTTCGCTCGATGTAGTCTGGGGGTCTATTAGCTGCATAGTTACATTATCCTCGCCTGCATTTAAACGTCAAGGTATTGCTGATACAAACTGCAACGTAGCTATGACTCCGGGAGACTGTGGAGTGGTAGGGGTAGACCCAGCGGCTATAGTTGCAATACTTATTCCTAAATCATCTCCATGCCACATGATCTCCAAGAAATCAGCAGCAGCTAATTGGATCATGTAGTTTAGTCCCGCAATGAGTCGTCCATCTATCCCGCCAGACTCTCTGTGGATTGTAAAGGCGCTATTGCTATTAGCTATACCTGCTCCAGTAGGGGTAGTTGCGTTCTTTCTAAACCAAACATCAATGTTATGAGCCGCAGTGTCAGTATTAATAAACTGAGCGCTGAACTGTAAGTTATATATCCCTGCATTGGTCACAGTGAGCTTAGTTGCCATAGCGCCAGTTAAGGCTCTTGAGGTCACTGTTTGAGACACAGAGACGGTATACGTCCCTACGCCACCGCTTGTACCTGTTAGCTGGTCAACAACGTAGGTGTTAGCGGTAACCGTGGTTCCTGCTATTAACATGCCCGGAAAGACAAGCCCTGTTAACCCAGAGGCTACAGTTAGAACGGTAAGAGCTATTGAGCCTGTGAAGGCAGCAGATCTAGAGCCAACCGATACCCCGCTAGATATGTCTGTAGCTGCAAGGCGCATCGGGTATTCAGTGGTTACGCTTCCACCAGCTTGATTGGTTGTATCGTAGAACGATCCATAGGGCAGAGTTATACCTACCCCCGACCCGGTAAAGTCTCCGCCTACAAAGTGATCCCCAGTAAACGTAGTGCCGTCAAAAGCGCCGCCGGTAAACTGATCCCCTATGAACTCTCCGCCATAGAAGAAGTCACCCCTGTAAGACTGATTGAAGAGAGGGGCATTAGAGTCTAGTTTATTGAAGTACAGCTCAATCACTCGAATGAGCTGAAGCATGTACTCCCTGTCATATTCTGGCTTAGGGTTAGGTAGAGGAGACGCTCTGAATGACACCATTGCCATTAGCGTTCTCCGTCTGTCCTGCCATCAAGCCTTGGCGTACCCAATGCCCACTGCGTTCCCAATCCATCAGAGCTAATCTTTAGAGCTAACTGTCTAGCCCTAGCTCTAATAAAGATCTGTTCCGTAAATGTATCTACTGTTGTAGAAATGATACTGGCTGAGTCATCTACATCACTAGCAAATGATGATCCCGGAAAGTTCCTAGACTTCATTGTGAAGGTTGCTTCAGGAGCCGCTGCGGTTGAGTTATCAAATGAGACATCAGGAATGATCCGCTTGATAAGGGTAAATTTATCCCCTTCATTGATATCAAAGTCATTCGACTGGATATAGGACTCCATAGCGAGTCCATCATCGTCTATGCCATCCTCTTGGTTTAGTAGAGTCCCAATCTGAGTATCAAGGTCTGTATTAACAGACTGCGGATGATCTCTCAAAGGAGAGTCCAGCCAAGCCGTTCTCTCTATGTTTCCGTAGTACCAGACCTTCTCAAGATGGTTATAGATAACATACTTGTCGTTTGTCTGGCTGTTTAAACTTGGATACATCCACCAGACTTCATTAAAGCCTTCGTTAGTTCCTGAGATAATTTGCTCGGCTTGATTAAAGTTCATGTCATTAAAGACATAGTTTCTTAATGTCGTTGGCAATGTATCTACTCGACCCGAGTAAGAATAGAACTTATCTCTACCCATCCAGTAGGTAATGTTGTTAACTGTAGTTACGGCTCTGCCGCTAAGTATTGATATATTGTCTGCATATTCCTGCAAGGAGAATACGTCTGTTGTTCCTGTGAACTGAAGGGTATACAGATGGGTGTCGGTAAAGACCAAGATTTCCTGCCTTGTTGCCACTGCCCTTATGATTCTAGATCCTCTAGATACACGCAAGAATCCGGCTGATGTTGACGCACTAACAAGCCAGTTAGATGGCTCATTTTGGTTCGCCCATCTAATCAGCAATGGATCTAGATCATCTGGGCTTGTTGAGCCGTAAGGAATCGACCCAAAAGATATCAGATGTTTATCATTCTGCGATATGAGAATCTGCATTGCAGCCACAGGAACTAGGCTTGGATCAAAACCATCGTCTGTTGCCACATCCTGAAGACTTATAGCATGGGTGGCTAATGAGTCCGGTGGATCTGGAGTAGCTCCTCTAGACCAATAATAAATTGGTCCATTGCGGATATTCATAACTAAGTCATTGTTGAAGTTATCAAACCACCAATCTCTCTGTTGGGTCAGAACTGGCACTATAGATCCCGAACCCCACCCGCCCCGACCCCATGCTCCTGCACCCCATCCGTAACCATATACCCCAATAGCATCACCCGGAGTTATCTCATAACCGGCAACGGTAGCGGCTCCTTGGGCTGATTGAGTGCCTGCGCCTGTTGTGGTGATGTTTATAGCCGCACCACCAAGAGTTAAAGAGAGTTCGCAGGTTAAGCCAACCGGAGTTATCACATAATACTTTGTGTTAATGACCAGAGGATTTGGCAGGGCAGAGGTTGTGCTTACATACAGAACATTATTAAGAACCGGCGTGTATGTAGTGAATGTAATAACGTCTGATACATTGGCGGTAAAGACGTTAGTTGATGCGTCTACAGAGGTTGCAATAACAGGCAGACCCGTGTTCGGGTCTTTAGCTGTAATGGTATATTGAGTTCCGCTGACAGCGTTGTCTATCAGATAGTTCTGATTAAGAACTGCAGCGGTCATGTTCCCACCCAGACCCAATGCTCCAGTGAAGGTTACATAGTTTCCAGTAACAGCAGCATCGGTTGCATCATTAATAGTAAGGGTAGAAGAACCTGCGGTAGCTACAAAGGTTGGAGCGCCTGCAACAGAAATATCGGAATAAGGGGTGATGTCGCTGAAATTGCCACCTACCTCAATATAGACCTTTTGATTGGTCCCAAGACCAAGCATGTTGTCAGAGAAGGTAGTGATCCAGCCCCACATCTGACGGCATGTGCCTAACATAGTGGTGGTGGTATATTTTCTCCACCCGCCTAGCTTCTGTGGATAGCCTGAGAAGAAACGTACCTTGTCACCATCCCACCAGCCGCCTTCACCAGTGTAATTGGTCTGATCTCGGACGACTCCCGGTCTGAACTGCAGTCTCTGGAATGCCATTATGCGTATAATCCCGGTAGGTATACGGTCTTGATATCCTTCCTGACCGCAGTTAATGCTTGGTTTATCAAGCGTTCTGGATTGTATGATACATGAACCCAGCCGCTATCAGGGATACCTCTTGTGTAGAACTCCAAGATGACCTGTGTGAACTTAAAATTCTGAGAGATATAAGAGGCAAGATCATAATTAGCCATTCCCGGTATCTCTAAATCTGCAGCACATCCAGTCATATGGTCAGAGGTCTTAGAGCCGCCTGTAGCCTCGTTAACAGCCTTACATCTGTAGCCGCTATTAATCTTAACTCTGCCAAACTTATCTCTAATCGGCTGCAATATCTTCTCGCATAGAACCCGTAGATTCTCTATCTCTGCCTTGGTTGGGATATTAGGAATGTTTAAACGAAGGGCAGTCTCGCTCTTGACAAGCTCTTCTAGGGTGAAGTTCTTGGAGAGGTTCATTCTACTAATGCCTGCTTTCTAACCCAGTCTTGCAACGCCTCTAGCGTTGCTGAGTTCTGGTTGCACGAACTGTAATTGGCTGAGATGGTATCGGCAAGAGTTTCAACGGAGACTGCATCAGCAGTTCCGGTGGCTTTGGAAAAGGGGTCTGCTGCGGCATCGTGGAACAGCCTGAAATCACCAGACAGAGAAGTAGTAGGAATTTTGGCATTTGTCAGTACCTCGCGTGACTTGGTTTGTATCTTTGCTACCGTATTTACATACTCTGTGGTCACTTGGTCTGAAATAACGACCTGTTCCTTGATAGCTGCGATGGTGTGTACCTGTGAGTCGATTACAGCCTGCTGGCACGAACTTACGCCTATTCTGTTACCCAAGTATAGACCGCTACCGAATATCGTCACAGCGATGATTGTAGCGATGGTGATTTTGGTAGCCAAGGGAAGCGCCAGCAGAAACATCTTATTATTCCCTATTGATTAGAGCAATCTTCTCCTGCCCTCTGCTGTGCGCTGAAATTCCGATTATTGCTCCAAAACTAAGATGAAAGACCCCTGCCCCTTGCAGGGTTAGGGGAGTCCATTGCTCAGGATGAAGCGTTATCCATAATACCGGAAAGACAGCAAAGTCCAGTATGCATATCAGAAGGTACAGCCATGCAGCGGATGGTCTCCACCGCGTAACAAACCAGCTTACGTTATTAGCCACACCAGAAAGCCGATAATCAGTATCACTGTCATGCTTCTCTTAGATCTTTTAATTAGGTCTAGAAAGTTATCTGCAACAGGGTCAGCCTTTACAATAACCTCATCAACCTTGCCCACTACCTTCTGAGCTTTGTCTTTAATTTTCATTATATACCCTATGGAGTAGACCAGAATTTCCACGCCGATCCTGTATATACCTCTAAAGCGCCATAGCTAGTATTAAATCTAACCGCGCCAGTTGCAGGTGATACAGGTCTTTGTGCTGTTGTACCTGTTGGAAATTGAGTATATGAAGTAGCAGACATAGTGACTGCACCAGCAACGCCTACTGTACTAGATGCAGTGACTGCTCCAGTAACGCTTAGTGTTCCAGTATTTGTATTTCCCGGAGTGGTAATTCCGGTTGTCCCGTCAAAGATAATCATACTAAGCCCAAGATACTGTACCAGTACCGGCAGTAATTGTTGTGACCTTATACCCGCCAGCGGTTGCTGTTGTACCTGTAAGCCCTGCGCTGATAGTGATTGTAAATGTGTCCAGATATTTAAGGACAACTACACCTGATCCTCCAGCGTAAGCAACTGCCGTAGGGTATCCAGCTCCACCACCACCGCCGCCTCTATTAGCAGTTCCGGGGGTTCCGGCTGAATTAGATGATGCGTTTCCACCAACACCTGATCCTCCAGCTCCACCAGTTGTTTTTGAATTACTTCCACCGCCGCCGCCACCAGAATAGTAAAATCCAGTAATTGCATTTAATGTTCCAGCTCCACCAGCGCCACCAATATCAGAGGCTCCACCACCACCTACAGCAGATGACCCGCCCCCACCGCCACCGCCTTGAGGACTGCCTGAACTTGAAGCACCGCCATTAGACCCCTGCGATGGTGTTGTAGATGGAGTATTCCCAGCACCTCCAGCCCCACCTAAGTGAGTTCCACCACCACCAGAACCGCCAGTAGCTCCAGCCCCACTTGACGCTCCACCACCACCGCCGCCTGTTGCTGTTATTGTAGAAAATACAGAATTTGTGCCGTTCCCACCAGCAAGACTTTCCGCTGCAACTACCCCTCCAGTGCCAACTGTAACTGTATATGACGAACCATACGTTGCCAAAAATCCTGCGGCAGCTAAGTAACCACCAGCACCCCCGCCACCACCAGTAGATGCTCTTGTAGCCCCAGCGCCGCCACCAGCTACCACTATGTATTCAACACTCACTGTAGGCGCTGTACTTGTGAACACCCAAGCCGTACCTGAGTAAGTCTCAATAGCGCCATAGCTAGTGTTAAATCTAGTCATACCCGCTGCTGGGCTTCCGGGTCTTTGCGCCGTAGTGCCACTAGGCAGCGTTGCAGAGGACGTAGCACTCATTGTTAACACGCCAGTAACACCCATTGTACTGGACGCAGTAACCGCACCAGTTACACTCAATGCCCCAGTATTAGTCTCTCCGGGGGTGGTAATTCCAAGTGTGCCATCTATGACAATAGCCATGTTATTTCCTTATACTGTAGGTGGTACTACCAAGTCTGCTGCTGAAGGTACTGCGTTTGCCCAAACCCATTCTTCTGTAGGTGCAGTTGCCCAGACTAAGTTACCAGCTACTGGAGTAACAGCAATCTTACGAACCTCACTACGATATGCAATGAACGCATTTTGATTAGCTAGGTAGGGGTCATTAATTGGATTAGCTACATCAGGTATCGTAGTCCAATCACTTGCACTTAGTAGACCAGATGCCGTAGCTTTGTTCTGTTCTGCTGTCTGGACATAGAATTCAGGATACCCTGCTGAGTCAGCAACAATAATCAAGCCCTCTGCTGTACCTGCTATTAGCTCTTGGTAACGCTCGTCAGTGATTTCAACTGCATCAGATGGAGTATCAGAACCTGCTGTGTAAAAACAATTGGTAGAACCTGCGTAGAAGTACATATTATTCTCCTTGTAGCCAAACTTCTGTTGGCGGTGTAGGCCAGACCACTTCACCAGCCGGTGGGTAGACAGCAATAGCCCTGATTACGTTACGGTAGGCTATGAATTCACTTTGGTTGGCTAGATATGGATTGTTTGTAGGACTAGCAACGTCTGCGATGGTTGTCCAGTCAGTTGCACTTAGTAGACCAGATGCCGTGGCTTTGTTAGCTGCTTTGCTATCGGCTTCTTGCGTAGGTATCCATAGAGCATCAAGTTCAGCTTGTGTTGGCTTTGGAGTGGAGTCGAGCCAGTCTAAGCCTTCGTAGGAATCACCGTTGAGCGTCCACTGAGTGCCGGGATAGTTAAGAATAAGTATTGCGCTATAGTCGATCATCCCTGTATCTCCTGTACTGTTATGGTTGAGGTCGTACGAGAATAACCTATAGTGTCGCTGTCAGTAACCGACCTATTTACATTTAAAATTTGAGCGGAGCTATTTCTAAATTGTAATTTATATGTAACCGAAGAAACGGAGCTTGGTGAATCCAAATACAAATTAGAGTTACTATAGAACCCCGCTGCGTTAATATTGCTAAATGCATTTCCTGCTGATGATTGTGTGCGCGAACCAGCGACATCTCCTATACATATTGGAGTTGCATCTCTCATTAGTCTAATAAATGAGTTGTCCCCACCATTCACACAATTTAGTACAAAGCTAACCAATATTTTACTTGACGTGCTTCTTGGAGTAATTGATACAGACATTCCAGTTATATCAGTAAAAGTTGCTGAGACAGAAGATGTAAAGGTATCTGACTTAGTTGTACTCACCACCTGCAACACACTCCCCGCTGGCAATGCTGCTGCTGGCACTCCAGTACAATTCGTTAATACTCCACTTGCCGGTGTACCCAATGCTGGGGTGGTTAGCACAGGGCTTGTCAGAGTCTTATTAGTGAGAGTCTGAGTAGCCGCTATCCCCGCTATTGTGTCTGTGACCGCTGGTAAAGTTAGTGTGTTACTGCCTGATACCAATGGCGCACTGATGGTGATGGAACCGGATGTGTCCCCTGCGACTACGATTGAACTCATGCTACCTCCTTATCTGCTGGTAATGGTGTGTTGCCTTCAGCAAGCCATGCTAGGTAGACTCGCGATGTTTCTATGTTATGCCATTCGCCAGTACCAACTTTGTTAGCATATGTTCCATCTTTGTTTAATTTATACATTTATAACTCCGCTGTAGCCGTTACATGACAAAAATTTAAACCATTAACAATGCCTGACACACCTGATACAAACAAAGCAGAATCACCACCTCCAGCGGAGGCAATTGTTCTATCAGCCGCATTATTTGTATCTCGCCAATTTGCATTTGCAGCAGATGGGTTAAATGTTGTAACAGTTGCGGGGGCTGCCCTCATAGTTACAGGAAGTGATAATGAGCCACCAAATGTAGATGTTGCTGATGTACTTACAAGTAATCCTCCCGCTGTTGAGCCTGAGTTTTGAACTGGTGCAGTACCTTGTGCAAAAGTTTTAAAATAATACCTCTGACACATCGCCAACTCAGCAGAATATGCACGGACATCAAACGAAGTAGCTGTTGAGCCTTTTTCTAGTTGAACGCCTGTGATGTAGAAGGTAGCACCAGATGTGCCTACTACTGAGACTGCGCCTGTTACGGACTGAGTATCTGAACCAACCCAAGCGCCAGCAGTTCCACCACCGTATGTTGAGCCGTAGCCCAAACCAAAACGCACAACTAGACCAACACCATTTGTTGTCAACCAAGTGCCTGTTGTATCGCCAGCAATAGTTATTGTTTTTTGTTCCAAAGTGTTTGCCGCACTGATGGTGTAGCTGAATGGGTAGCTTCGATTGCTTGCGCTATTCTGCACAGCCCCACCGAATGTACCTGTCAATGAGCTACGAACCCAAAAAGATAAAGTAACTGTTGCCGCACCAGCTGAACCCCATCCAAAATCTGCAACATTAAGACCTTCGATTGGATGAGCAATGCCAAAATAATCTCCCGTCAACACAGAGTATGCAGAAGATGATGTAACAAGAAGCGAGTTAATAAAGCCAGCAGGTGCAGTTGTGCTTTGTTGAGCAGTTAGCTTACTTGTTTGTGAAAGACTAAAACGAAATCTATCAGTAACAAACTGTCCAGCAACAGGAGTAACACTAGCCCCAGCATTTCTCTGGTCAATCACCATCCCACCATTTATGATGCGGTTCTTGAAGCCAAAGGTGTTTGCTACGCTGATTCCGTTACTAGCACTCAGAGTCCCAGTTACAGCCACACCCGCGCTGGTCACAGCAACTACTGTAGTTGCACCTGAGAGTAATGAGAGATTTCCTGAAGCGTCGGCTGTGGTTACTACACCACCCCCAGACGTTGTAATTGCTGCAATAGTTGAAGCCATTTATATCTCCTAGAGAACAACCCAGCGCTGGTCTACCGGAATAGTTACCGAAACGCCCGAATCAATTGTGATTGGTCCAACACTAAATCCGTTCTTACCTGTAGTCAATGTGTAGTTTTCTGTGATGATGAGTGAGTTCTCAAATATTACACCATTAGCCTGCGCCCCACCTACACCACTCCATATACCGCCAACATACCCTTCAAACGCTATTAGATCAGAATTGTACCTAAACATTCCGTTGCTAGGTGCGCCAGATCTTTGTGCAGTATTACCGGCTGGCATCTTTACCTGACCAGTACCTGAGAATGTACCGTCTCCAGTAGCGCCTATGGTGGTGAATAGACCTGTAGTTGCCGTTGTAGCTCCGACCGTGCCGTTTAAAGGTCCAGCAAAGCCAGCAGAGGTCAGTACAGTACCGCTAAAGGTTAAGTTAGCGCTGTCTGTAATCAGACCGCCTGTTGTGGCAAAAGGAACTCGTGTAGGGGTAAGACCTGATGCGGTTAAGGATGCAGTGCTTATAGCTGTAGTTGTTAGCGTTGTCCCGTTAAATGTCAGGTTAGCGCTATCTGTAAGCAATCCGGCTGTTGTGGCATAGGTCACTCTACCTGATGTTAATGCTGAGTCCGTAATTGATCCACCGGTTATCAAACCAGAAGCCGTTACCGTTGCAGATGATACTGCGCCAGCAGCTGTAACGCCGCCTGTAGACACTGTAGTGCCGTTAAAGGTTAGGTTAGCACTGTCTACTAGCAGCCCGCCTGTGGATGCGTATGGGACTCTTGTAACTGTAAGGGCTGTGTTTGTTACAGAGTCTGCGACAATTGTAGGAGCATAGCTAAACGCTGCGACTACGTCTGTGCTATTAGCATAAACCAACGCACGGGTTCCGTTAGGAACTGTAATTCCATTTCCAGCCGCAGTCTTTACCAGTATGCTTCTGCCCCCTGTTGTATTGTTCTCAATAAGGTAAGGCTTGCTGATTGTTGGGACTATTAAACTTCTAGTAGCGGTCAATGCGCCAGAAGAGGTTAAGTTAAGTATGAAGTTTCTTGCTGCCTGTGTTGTATTGGTATTTGTCAGGGATATCGTCAAGTTAGCGTCTGTATCAAAGTTTACCGCTACTCTGCCTACAATTGCCTCTTCTAACGCCGTCCCCAGATTGGTGTTCGTAGTGTTACCCCAATCGCCTACCTGTTCTCCTGTAGTGATCAGTTCAACTTTAAGCGCTGAATAGGTACTTGCCATTTCTATCTCCTGTTTTCTAAAGGACCAACCAACGCTGCCCTGATGTGATCGTGACCACAACGCCACCGCTCACAGTTATTGGACCTACTGAGGAAGCATTGTACCCAGCGGCAATAGTATAACTTGTAGCTACAGTAGTCGCGTTAAGTACTAAGCCGTTAGCGGCTATAGGGGCTGTTACTGCCAGCTCACCTGTTGATGGCTTGTAAAGCAGCTTGGCATTGGATGTATATAAGTTTGCTATTACACCGGTTGTTCCGGTGGCAAAGACTGGGTATATATAAGAAGATGAGGTTGTGTCGTTAGCCAGAGATGCCGAGGTTGCTGTTGATGATAGCGTACCTGTAACTAAGGACAGCCCAGTTCCTACCGTGATTTCTTCCGCTGCACCCGTTGATGCTGTAGTCCTACCTAATAACCTAGCTGTAGCCATTGTAAGACCATTAGCTGAAGCATATGCGCTTGGAGCCACATAGTCCGTTGCCGCTACCGCTATAGTCAGCGCACCAGTTGTGGTTGTACTCTTTAATATACCAGTAGCTAGGGCTGAAGTACCGTCAGAATAATCAGTGCCACTTGTCCCAGCACTTACAATCCCAGATACAGAGCTGCCCTTTAACATGCCTGTTACTGTAGTTGTTAAGGTTATAGCTGGAGTAGATGTAGCAGTAGCTACTGTGCCAGCAAAGCCGTTATTTGATACTACTGATACTGAAGTTACTGTACCGGGAACTGCTGCGGTATTACCATTTAACTTCTCTATTGCCTGAAGAATGGTATCTGTAGCCGCTACTGTCCCCGCCCCTGATGTGTATCCAGTTAAGACCTTACCTATAACCGCTGAGTTGGTTAGAGTGGCTGCGTTGCCTACAGAGGTAGCTTCGCCCGTTAGGTTAGCATTGGTGGTTACGTTACTAGCAGTAAATGCTGTAGCTGTGCCGGTTATGTTAGTTCCTACTAACGCACTTGGAGTGCCTAGATCTGGCGTTACTAGAGCAGGAGACGTTGCTCTTACAAAGACTCCAGTGCCTGTGCCTGTATATTCAGCAGAGGTAGAGTGAAAATACTCTGTAGCAACTCCGCCCTGCAACCCAGCCAAGTCATTGTGTAGGTTAGCCAGAGGCGTATTAACGTGGGTATTTCTATCTTCGCCATTGTAGGTAAGCGATATAGTCCTAGTGGCATCTGAAGTAACAAACCCAAGAATACCCATCTTTGTTGCAGTAGTAACTACTGTAGATGGCTGCGTTGTAATTACACCAAAGTCAGTGTAATTAGGGGATATAGATGTTATTGTTGGAGTAGTAATCCCAAACAGTTTCTTCCATACAGTACCAGCAACTGCTGATTCATTGGTATACCCACTAGGTGTAGTAATAGTTACTACCGTGTCAGAGGTTCTAGCTGTTATCTGATATAGACCTTGGGGGGTCTGTAAGTATGATGCAGTTGTATTCGTAGCAGAAGCATCTATCACCGAAGTAGCAAAGGGCGTTCCTGATGACGCTGTAGCTGTGCGGCTTGATCCTGTGCCTGTGGTAGTTACAGTACCAACTACAAAAGGAGTGGCTGTATATATCTGTCTAGTAATGGTTGTAACAGAGCCACCAGCAACGCTGTCTACACCAGCCCATATTGTGAAGTCATATACCCCGGCATCAAATAGAAGTCTATTCAGCGCAACAGTGACAAAAGCAGAGAAAAGCACAGTGTTACTAACTGCTGTTCCTGTAATTACTTGCTCTGCTGTTGTTACTGGGATGGATGCAAAGGTAAGAATAGCTACATCGCTGTTAGCTCCTGCCGCAGTTATGACTGGAGTGGCGTTATAAAACACAACCCCTGTTCCCGCTGACGCCGAGTTTGGCGCAACATTAACCCAAGCTGTGCCGTTATACCCAAGCAACTCATTAACAACCGCGGTACCAATTGATACATCGGATAGATTCTCTAATGGTATTGATATAGCAGCAGAGCCATCAAAAGACACACCTGCTATGTTCCGCGCAGTCTCTAGTATGGTTGCCTCGCCCGCGGTAAGACCTGCTGCAGTGCCAGTTATGTTTGTACCTGTAAAGGCTACTGGTGTACCTAATGCAGTTGCATTACCTGATGCATCCAGATTGACTGACTTCTCTGAAGGGTAGGTAACGAATACGTCCTTGGTTCCAGCGGCAAATATTAGCGCTGTTGGCTCTGTTGCTGAACTGTTAGATAGAACTGTAGTACGGGCTAGTGTAGTACCAGAAGATGTATAGGTTCCAATGCCTACTTCCCATTCATTAGTTCCCTGCCCTGCGATACAGTAGTAGGTGGTATTTCCATTGCCAACTACAGCAAAGGACTGAAAGCCAGCAGCAGCCCCAGCAAGCGTGAATGTTCCATTGCCAGCGGTGGTGGAAGTCTCTTTTACTCTGTCAGCTAAGATGAGTGCCATATGTCCCTATTATGGTTGAGTTTTAATCACTTGCCAACCACCTGTATCTGAAGTATTTATTGTACTCCAAGTGGTAGATTCTGAGGTATTAATTACCTCCCAGAGAGGGCTTCCTGCAAGGGAATCTGAAGCCTGAGCAAGCTCATTAATTGAGGTTATAAAATTAGCAGCAGTAGACGTAGCTGAAGAAGCGCTAATCAACTCCTGTATGCTTGAATGGAACTCCGCCATGCTATCAACAGCATCAGAGGCAGCAGCGCCTTCAATAATAAATCCACTGAGGTAGGCTAACGCCCCTATAGCATCAGATCCAGCCGCAGACTCCTGTATAGAGCTGCCAATACTGTGAGATGCATTCGCTTGGTCAGTGCCTGCAGCAGATTCATTTATATTGGTTGCAAAAATCTCTGTTGCGGATACTTGCTCAGATGCTGTTGCTTGCTCTGTTACAGCACCTTCAAACGTGGCTTGAGCAGATATAACATCAGAAGCAGAGGCAGCCTCTATAACAGCAGAGTTCATCTCAGCTAGAGCAGCCACTACATCAGCGCCAGTTACTGACTCCAAGATAACGCTGTTTAATTCTACTGAGGAGGAAGCTTGATCTTCTGCTACAGCAGACTCTTGTATGGCAGAAGCAAACGCTTGAATTGCAGACGCTTGGTCAGAAGCTATTGCAGACTCAGCTATATTTGAGCTTAAAACTGCAAATGTTATTGCCGTATCTGCTGCAATAACAAATTCAGTCACCGCCACATAAATTACTGGGCTTCCTACAATAGAGTCTGACGCAGAAGTTGATTCACTAACTTCAGAGTTTAGAAAAGCTCCTGCTAGTGACGCAAATGGTGCGGCTGCAAATGATGAGATTCCAAACACATTACGCTTCGGTCAAAGCGGCTTCTGGAAACCAGCGGTTTTGCTTAACACCGTCAGCATCGGTCCACTCAATACTGTAGAAGAAGTTTCCATCTTCCGTCATACGAAGCGCCTGTACCGGACCTTGAGGAACGGTTGCTTGAACCTTTACGTTCTGACCTTTAATGAATTTCGTTGCCATTTTATATCTCCTTATGCAGCGTCAAGACTGAATGTGTAAGTAACATTCAAGGTGTCGCCAGCAACTACAGCGCGATCACCGGGGGACTGGAAGTCAGAAGCTGAGAACAAAATACCTGATGTACCTGTAGCTACTGAAGCCAAGAAAGCGCCAGCAACAGTGCCGCCGGGAGCTGTAATAGCAAATGCATTAGGTGCGCCTGAGTTACTAATAACTGAAGGATCAGCAAGAGTTGCTGCACCAAAAGTTACAGCTTTACGGTTACCCGTGTAGTCTGTGTATTCGGTCCAGCCTGTATGCGAAGCTAAGGTATCTGCTGCAGCAATGGTTGCAGGACCGGGACCAGTAATCAGACCTAGATACCAAGCTGCGGTGTAGGTAGACCCAGAAAAGTACTTGTCATTCATGTCTTGAAGTCCTTCGTTAACAACCAGATTTGGGTTCTTTTCTTCCCATTTCAGCTTGCCATCTTGACCAAAACATTGGATCGTAAATACGCCAGCGCCACCAGCAGCAGAAGTTGTTGCTCCGCCTAGCAGAACGCTTGCACCTATCTTGTCTACAGAAACCGCTTTATTTGAAATCATTTGAAAATCCTTTAAGAGAGTCTAATAATTGCCGAAGTATTGGAAGCGGCTGGAAATTCTACTTGGAATACCGTAGTTGAGATCTTGTCCGAACCAAAATCTAAAACACAAACCGATGCACCACCAACCTTATAAATAAGCGCTCCACGAGCGGTCAATGCACTTGTCCACGAGGTATTATTGAAGGTGATAAATGCGGTCCCGTCCAGTATGCTCAAGGTTGGAGACAGAACATTGCCACCGGCAGTATACCCAGTCGCTACAACCTCACCAACGGTTGTATAGGCAGCGGTATCCTGATCAAGAGTTGATGCATTGGTATACAGCGCTATCTTGAATACGTTTGTTGTGCCAACACCAAAGTCAAAGTTCCCATCAAGAACTCCTGATTTGAATACGTCACAGGTAAAGTTTCCAGTAAATGGCATTATTTAACCGGTATCCGTACTTGTCCAGATCTGTAAGCATCCTGTCTTTCCATGCCATCACCTAGACGTTTAGCAAGCGCCAATGCTTCATTATATCGGGAAACGTAATTTTCCATAACGTCTTTGTCTGACTTCATAAACGCTGCTGCTTCTAGCATCGCGCCATAAAGCAGGACACTATAAAAGTTATCCCCAAGCCATGTTGTATTTGCTGTAACGATTGATTCAGGGTAGTAATAGTAATGAAGCTCTACGTCATATGCCAAGTCAGGAGTTGGTCCAAGAATGAATGACAGTTCATTCGTTATGATAGGTGACGCATCGTTAGTGGTTGTTGGTCCAAACAGGGCGTAGTATTGCGGCTTTCCCGTATCTGTCTTGATAGGGTAAGCAGCCCGTATGAAGTTAACATCCTTGTTAAGCAAGAAATCATACGCTTCAGTTATTGTGTCTATAACAGCCAACGAGTAAACCGCCAGAAAATCTCCGGGAGCTGACAGATATTGATTATTAGCGGTTAACGTCCCAGTGACATTCTTCCGTATTGAAGGAAACTGAACGCTGTTATATATCCGCTGCTCTGCCTGATCAATGAATGTATTGATCTGTTGGGCAGACGTAAAGCTACTGACTGTTTGTGGGAACTCATTCTCACAATATGCCTTAATTGTCTGCGATAGTTCCGTGTAATTCATTAGCCCATCTTCTTCGAGTGACCAGTGCCTTTAGTAGCGGCTCCAGTACCACGGGTCTTCTGGGTCTGTGTGTTAGGGATATTGTTTGGATATCCGTTATTACCCAGATCCTTTTCTGATAACCCAGTAATAGGCTTTGGCTGACTAGGGTTAACGCTAGATGCTTTTTCTGGAATAGCCATTATTTGCTCCCAGAGTTCTTGTACTTGAATGAAGAGACCTTTTGATTAGCCACTTTAGCCAATCCACGACCCAACTCTTTCATTTCTAAATTGGTCTTTCCGCCTTTGCGGAATTTCTTAACTGCGGTTCCTGCCGAAGGCTTACCGGCTGCGATTATAATTTTCATGTTAACTCCTAAG